GCGTTTAGTAATAGTATTAAAGTTATCGCCACCGTAAAAACCGGCACCAAGATTATAAGCAAAGCTGAGCAGAGCGCCTCTTTTTCCATCTGACATTTCATTCCAATGTGGGATTTTACGAAGTGCGGGAAGAAACTCATTCTTACACTGTTCAATAAGAAGTGAATCTGCTTCTTGTTGAGTTAAAGTATCACCAAGTTTAAAGTGCGATCCATCCTTCTTACGGGTAGAACCCCAGCCAATTGTAATTGGAAGTCCACCAGTCAGAGGATCGGGATATGCACTTAAATGACATCCTTCAAACTCTTTAATGAGCTTGATGCCCATTTGAGGAACATCATCACCACCTGTTACAGGAGCTGCAGCAGCGGGTGCAGATGCTGGTGCAGCACTAGTCTTTTTTCCTCTGTAAATTTCTGCCCAGTCAACATTGTCTTCCAAATATTTAACTGGTAGATTATCTTCTAACCACTGCACTGCTTTAACGTGGTTAGGATTCTTCTCGTCATAAAACTTGAAGAAGTTATGTAGATCGATTCTGGCCATTGTTGTCTCCGAAATAACGTTGATAAAGTTCGTTTGCTTCTACGTGCTTTCCATTATTAGTAAGTTCTCTAATCACTTTAAGCATCTTTCTTTTGAAATTAGTCGAAGATTCTGCCCCATCCATCATTACCTCCTGGGCACCAACGATGCTTAAGAACTGCTTTGGTATAAATGGTCTTCTTACCGTTTGTAACTGGTCCGGTATAGTTATCGTTAAGAGAACCATAAGGATCATTTACATAATATCCTTTACCATCTGGTGTCTTTCCAATTACAACACACATATGCCCACCAGTAGGTGCAGAAAGAGAACCCCTATGGAGTATGCCAATAACAACAGGCTTCCCAGCGTCAAGACTTTTATCGATATCAGCAAAAGAAAGATTGTAACTAAAGTGTGACTTAATACCATAACCAGACAGAACCTTTGTCTGTACGGCATGGTCAGTTGTATCACCGATTGCAAATACTTTCTTAACGTATTCATCATCACCTTTGATGCTTCCTGGTTTGAGGAAAGCAAGGCACATAGCACACGATGAACTATTACAAGTTCTATGTGCGTCTCTGTAGTTATCTACTTGATTGAAGTAAGGAACTGCTAGAACTGCTGGTGTTGGAGGTTTGGTTCTAAACATCCCAATCCAATCAGTTTCGGAGTCATCCATAAACTCAGCAGGAAGGTTATCCTCTAACCATTGAACTGCTGCTACGTGATTTGAATTGTTTTCGTCGTAAAATTTAAAAAAATTGTGAAGGTCTAGTGTCATCTTCCTCTCCTATGAACTCTAATGAGAAAATATCATGATCTGGAATTTCGGGATTCAACCATTCACTAAACTCAGATTGAATCGCATGGGCATTCTCAATATTTTCTTCACAGAGAGTATGAATACGGTCAACTGCCCAATCATGTAATTGTTGAATCGTGTCTTCTAAAGTTACCATAATCTTTTCGCATATAGCGTCCTAGGATATTACTATTGTAATACGCAGGTGTTCCATCGTCAAGAGACTCACTCAACACATTATTTAGAAAAAGTTGTTTTGTTTCTTCAAAGTTGCATTGTCCTTTTGTTGTATGGAGGCTAAGTATTGTTCTGTTACAGGATGCTTTGCCCCAAAGTTTAACATCGGTTTTGAGTTCGGGACATGATCCATAATAATTTTTCCAATCTGACTCTGATTTAACTTTTCTAGATTTGCCCTTTGGTGTGCGGAAAGACCAGAAATATTTCCTACCAATGTAACTACGACCAGTTTTACCGCAGTGGATATGATAAACAAAACCAAAATTATCTTGAATATCAGAAGACTCAAAAATTTCCCCATTGAATCTCCAAGGATTTTCATAACTCATACTATAAGTATTTAAGAGCTATTATTTATCCTTCAACGGGAACAAAGAGATTCTAGGTATGTTTTGAGGTCTTGTCAAGCCCTTGATAAATATTCAATAAAGAGTTATACTAGAAATGTCAGTATATGCTAGAAACCTTGTAATTAATACAAGTGCTGATTTTAGCGAAACTCTAGAACTAACGCAAACTGGTGGACTACCAGTTAGTCTTGTTGGTTTTGGTGCTAGTTGTTATATGAGAAAAACCCCAGAAAGTTCCTCATATGTTGGTTTTGGGGTTTCGTTTATTGATAGGTCAAATGGGAAAATAGTTATATCTATGGCAAGCACAGTTACATCAACTTTAAAGTCTGGAAGATATGTTTATGATTTATTATTAATTCGTCCAAATACAACAAAAGTTATTGGGGTGGAAGGTACAGTATTAGTTAGAGGTGGGATATCAACTGGTTGTTTCTAAATATCAATTATAGGAAAGAAAAATGACTGTATATACTACTAATATCGTTATTCATACAGCAACAGACTTTGAGCAAATATTTGTATTGGAAAGTGAAGATAGCGATAGTGCATTAAATCTATCAGGTTATAGTGGGTGTGCCAAATTAAAAAAATACGAATCTTCATCACCAGCAGCAAATTTTGAAGTATCAATTACAAATACACAATTAGGGAAAGTTAGAATAGCACTTGGGTCTACTATGACTACTGGATTGAAACCTGGAAAATATTTTTATGATTTATTACTAAACAGTCCCACTGGAACTACAACAAGAGTTGTGGAGGGAACTGCATTAGTTAAAAAGTCTGTTACTAGATAATAAAAAAGAGGGTTTAGAACCCTCTTGCAATCACTTATTTCTTTCTTCCGCTTCTTTTCGCATTGTTTGAAGATCCTTCACCTGCGCAGCAAGACTTTCTCTCTTTTTAGGTGCTTCTGGTTTGAGATCAGGAGTTGGTGAAGTTGCTGCAACTTTATTTGACTTAGCAACATCTACCGCCGCCTTAATACCCGCTTCACCACCACCTGCTGCACGTGCAGCGGCAAGTTCTGCTGATGTTGGAGTTCTTCTTTCATAAGAAGTCCCAGTAGCAGTTACATTCTTTGATTGAATGGTTGGTGGTTGTGGTTTTGGTTTTGGTTTAGTGGGAGCAGTTGCAGCAGGTCTAGAAGTAGTTCTAGGTGCTGCTGCTGGTTGTGGTTGTGCAATAACACGAGTATTATTACGAGCACCAGCAAACTCATCACCAGGTGGTTGATTTACACCATATTTTCTATCAAATGCAGCAGTAGCAGCAGCATCGCGTTTTGCCTTATCTTTCATCGCACGATTTTTGAGATCGTCAAGTTGCAATTGATCACGACCACGAACTGTCACATAACGATCAATATTTTGTCTTCTGAAAGCATCTGTTCCTGGTGCATATCTTTCCCAGGTTTCTGGTTTGCCGGGTTGCATTGTTCCAACAACACCACCTCTTGGTGCAATCACTCCGGTGGCACGAGTCTGATCTCTTGCAGATGGATTATATGTTCTACCAGTATTTGGATTGTATGAACCACCAGCACCTGTTGATGTTGATTTTGCTTTTTCAACTTCTCTTTCTCTCTTACTCATAAAGAGACCAGCGGGATCCCACCAAGCACGTTCTTGAATAATATTTTGAATGTGATCCGCATCCATTTGTAACATAACATAATGTGCTTCCGAAAGAGTATCAGCGTGTCCTTCTGAAAGAATATAATCCAGAACAACATCATATGCTTCTTTCTTCACTTCTTTTTTAAGAGGATTTTTTGAAATTTCATCCGCAGTTGCGTTCATTTGCTTATCTGTGCTTGCTGTTAGTTTAGGAGTTGGTGCAGGTGCTGGTTTTGCTGGTTCTGGTGATTTTCCAGCAAACTTATTCTGGGATAATGATTGTTGTCCAGAACCAAGATCTTTAACTGCTGGTGCCTGTACAGTTGGAGTAACAGGAAGTCTAGATCTCATATCCTTCATTAGAGGATTATCAGTCTGGGCGGTTCCACGAATCCTTGCTCTCTCGTCGGCAGATGCGGCAAGTTTTGGATTGGACTTTCTCCAAATGCCCATACCCATATCTCTTACCTTTGCCATCTCAGCGGGATCTCCGCTCTTTCTAGCAGCGGCAGCTGCCTTCATATAATCTGCCACTGGGGAGGGTTTAGGAGCGGCAGGAGCGGGCGCTGGGGTAGGCGTAGATGCTGATCCACCACCACCTCCACCGCTTCCAGAAGGTGCAGGAGAAGGTGCTGGTGAGGGTGTAGGTTTAGCAGGTGTTGATCCACTACCTCCCGTACCACCAGAAGGTGCTGGTGTTGGGGAGGTAGAAGGTTTGACAGGTTCTGGTTTTGCTGGTTTTGCTGGTTGCTGTCGACTCTTAATTGTTTCTTTTGTTTGCCACCCATACTTAGGTCCAGTATAAACCTTAGTAACTCCCCCAATAGTTTTCTCTTCACCTGCCTTTCCAGGTGTTTGTTTCCATACAGTTCCGGAAGACTGCCACCCATACTTAGGTCCAGTGTAAACTTTACCGTCCGCTCTTACATCTCCTACTTTTGCCATTTTAGTTCTCCTTATTATTCAAATCCAGGTAAAGATTCTGGTGGTTTTGGTTTTGGTTTTGGTTTTGGTTTTTGTTCTTTTGCCTGTTGATAAGCACTTACACCCTGTTGAATAGCACCAGCTTCTTTTGGTGCCTGTTGAGCAGCTCCACCAAGTCCTTTTAATAGTGAACCTGCGCCTTTCAAAACTTCACCAGTTGGACTCTTACCCATTCTTCCTGCAAACGAACCAAGTTCAGCAACTCCAAGAGCTTTTAATGCACGAACTGCTGGTTTTGGACTTGTGAAAAATCCTTTTACTGCGCCAGGTGTTCCTTTTATTGCTTGACCAGTTTTAACAATAGTTTTCTTTGCTAACTCTTTTCCAATGGATTGATTAGGTTGGAGACCAAGACCTTTCTTTAACAAGTCTTTTGCTTTGCTTAATGGACCAGGACCTTTTGGTGGTTTAGGTGGAGTTGGGGGTGCTCCGCCTGCTGCTGGTTGTGAAGGTGCTGGAGGTTTTGCTTGTGTTGCTGGTTGCTGTGGTTTTGCTTGCTGCTGTTTTTGTCTTAATCTATCAGCGGCCTGCTGCCTTCTTTGTTGAGCAGTATTTCTTTGTTGTTTTGGTGTTTGTTTTTTTGAAGCATAGGAACCAGTTTCCAACCATCTCTGAGATGCTGGATCAGTTCCTTTTCTCTGCATACCTTGATATAATTTTGCTGCTCCACCAACAAGTCCAGTGAGACCAGCAGCAATTGCAGGGCCTGCTAGAGGTGCAGCAACAAGTGGAATAGCTTCTTGTAAGGATAGTTGCTCATTAACACACTGATTGAAATGACCAACATACTCTTCATAAAGTTCATCAACTGTGTATGAACTTAAATCATATCCTTCTTCCAGTATCGAATTTATAGCCTCAATAAAATTTTGCTCAATAACGAAGTTTCCGACAACAGTATCTAACCAAGCATCACTCATATGAGGAATCATATTAAGTGCTTGATCATCTGTATTTGCGTATCCTTCTGTAACTAAACGATCAATGATTACATCAACCATAAAATCAGAATCAACTTCTACATCTTCAAAACAAATCTCTTGATCTACCTGCTCTTCAATTACTTGTTCTGGTTGTTTATAAATGGAAGCATATGCCTCCATTAATCCACCATAGTTCTTTGCTGCAAAATCAGACATTTTGATTACTTTTTTTTCTATAAATTTATTTATAAAACAGTATTACTTATTTCCAGATTGCTGAGATCTTTGCCAATCCCCATAAGTTTTACCAGCAGACTTAACAAAGTCTGTAAATCCTTTTCTGACTTCAGTAGGAACCTGTGCTCTTACAGACTGAGGAACTGCTTTTCTGATATTGGTGAGTACTCCTTGCGTGGTTACTTTTTTCTTAGGATCACCAGTAATTACATTATATGCTTTGGATCCCAACTCAGCACCAATAGTTAATCCAGCAGTTGCTCCAACAGCAGATCCAATTGGTCCAGCAACTGATCCAAGAGTACCTCCAACTACACCACCAAGACCACTTCCAATTGCTCTTGCTGCGCCGGCACCAACTGATCTCTTTTGACTACTGCCCATTGCCTTTGCAATATCATATCCTTTTTTCGCCTCAATTCCAGTGCCAACAACACCAAGTGCTTTGCTTGCTGTACCAATACCCTTCATTACTTTTGCTCTTTCTGCCGCTCTTTCGGCAGCAATATCAGATCTAATTTGCTTAGATACCTTAACTACCGTATCGGCAAGTTTTTGGGATTGTGTTGTTCTTGTAGCAGAAAGTGGTTTAATTTTAGGTGCTGCTGGTTGAGGAATCTTTAATTCTTTTGGTTTTACTACCGCCGGCGTAGTTGCAACAACTTTTGGTTTTAAAGTTGGTTTTGGTGGTTTTAGTAACGTAACCTTTGTAGTTTTTGCCTGCGGTAAACTTGTAGTAACTTTTGGTTTACTAGTAATATCACTAACTTTTACAGGTTCAATCTTTGCACCAGTCATTTGACCTGCTTTTGGTTTACCGAGAACACCAGTTCTTCCAGGTCCTTTTTGAGGTCTAATTGTTTTTGATTCACCTGGACGATTAGATACAAGAGGTCCAGCAGGTTCAGTGCTAATTTTTAAACCTGGTAGTGATTTTGGTTTTGGTTCTACAATTTTAGTTCCTTTTACTTCTGTTGCCTTTACATCAACGGCAGAAGTTATTGGTGAACTGGTAGACTTTGATCTTGTTGGAGAGAATGAAATTGCTTTTGGAGTTCCGCCAGCAGAAGTAGTTGGTCTTTGAGTAGTTGGTGTTTTTTGTGCCTGTCTATACGCTGCCTGTTTTTTAGATACTGCTGCCTGACTTACTGGTTTTGGTTTTGGTGGAGTTGTTGCAGTTTCTGATGGTTTCCAAGGATCTGGCGCTGCTGGAATGGGACTTGCAAATGGAGTTGCAGACTTACCCTGCATCATACTTGAAATAATCTCATCGGTCGATGTTCCAAGTTCCTTTGAAGATTGATTTACAAAATCTCTAAATGCTCTTTCTCTATGCCCCTTTGAAGGTACTGTTGGAGGAACAAGTTTTCTCATTCCACGTTCAAAAGTTTTTTGTCCTCCACTAGCACCACCTGGCATATCCCATGGATTTGGTCCAAGTAATTTATTTGCTCTTGCGTTTCTTTTATCAGTTACAAAAGATGGTACAGTTCTGGTATCCAAACCACCAGATCTTGCGCCAGCAAATCTTTTTGCTGTTTCAATTTCACCTTTGACTTGTGTGACAGTCTTAGGAGATTTTTGAACAGTTGCTCTACGACCTTGTTCTTTTGGTCCAGGTCTTTTGGTGTATTTTGGTTCACCCTGATCATCATAACTGGTAGGGGCACCAAATCCAGGAGTAGTTCTTTTTTCTACAATATTATACGCAAAATTCTGAAACGACTTCATCGCCTATTGACTACCTTTTTAGGTATTTATAAAAAAAGAGGGTCCGAAGACCCTCACTTTACATCATCATCAACCTTACCTAACCATTCCTTTTCATAGTCAAAATCACCAAACATAAAGTCATCATATTCTGCCGCCTTTCGATAGGCGTCTAAGATTGCTTCCTTATCCCACCAATCAAAGTTGAAATCCTGCAAAGGAGTCTTTGGTAACATCTTGTTTGATTCCTCCAACGATATAAGATTCGACTTCTGTTTCTTGTGGGGCAACTTGAAGACCCTTAGAAGAAATCCAATGCTCAGTCCAAGGTAGTGGATTATTTTTTGCGGAAATGTCATAGAGTGGTTTAAGTCCAATTGCTTTCATTCTGCGGTTTGCAATCCATTCAACATACTGTTGTAACAGTTTGTCATTCAATCCAATCATCGAACCATCTTTGAACAGATACTCTGCCCAGAGTTTTTCCTGATTTACAGCGTTCTCAAAGGTCTTGTAGACCCACTGTTCTTCTTCTTTTGAAATACGTGCCATCTCAGGGTCATCACCTTCCTTCCACTTGTTCATAATGTTTTGGGTAATAACCAGATGCTGATTCTCATCACGTGCAATCAGTGAGATGATTTTTGCACTTCCTTCCATAAGTTTGAGTTCGCCAAACGCAAAACTACAAGCGAAGCTGACGTAAAAGCGAATACCTTCAAGAATATTAACGTTTGCAACTGCTCGGAAAAGTTTTCTTTTGAGTTCATACCTTGCTTCTTGTGCGTATGGTACTTGTTCCAATGCGTGAACCCACTCATTTGTAGAACCATAATGCTGAGCACTATTAATGAAATCGTTATATGCCTGAGTCACGCTCACGGCACGTTCCATAATACGATCTTCTTTAAGAATAGTATCAAAAACTTCAGATGGGTCCGAATAAACGTTCTTGATAATATAAGTGTATGAACGGGAATGGATCATTTCCATAAATTCCCACACCTTCATACAAGCTTCCAGTTCGGGAAGTGAGCAGTAAGGCGCGAACGCCATACCAGGACCACGACCCTGAACAGAATCCAACATAACCTGATATTTCAGGTTGCTAGTAAAAATATGCTTTTGTTCTGGGCGAAGAGATTGATAATCTCCACGATCTTTTTGTAAGGAGACCTCTTCTGGTCTCCAAAAATAACCCAGTTGTTGTGTTGTTAGTTTGTCGAAAATTGGATACTTGTAAGAATCGTATCTCTGTATTCCCAATGGTTGTCCAAAAAACATTGGTTGCTTTTTGGTATCTACTTCATTGGAGTTAAAAACGGTCATTGACTCGACCATTGGTTTACCTTCCAAACCTGTTTTAAATCTTACAAGACTCACAATCTTCCTCCTCTGATTCTAGAATATCGGAAATTAAATTTTCAAGAGACTGTTTGGTTTCTTCAACC